ACCCTCCAGCCGCCAGCACTAAAATAAATATCAAAAATATATATTTTTTCATTCTAAATCTTCCAGTTACAGGCAGTGGATATCTTTTTAGCGATATTATCAATTCCTGCAAGATCGAACTCAACTATTTGCATGGTTGAACCATAGGGTTCAAACCCAATGACTAGCTTTTTATGCTTCGATAATTCTTTTATAAAAAGCACCGCATTGGGAGCGAAGGCTGAATCCCCTCCCTCACCCGGAGTCCACGTAATTTTCTGTGGTTTACCCCCATCATATCTGATGGTCACTCGTGGTGAGTCAACTCCAAGATAATCAGTTACGGATAGATAGGCATCTGTAGAGTTTTCATTGCATCTTAAAACAAGAGAAGTGCTACGTTCAGTACCTTGCTTCACATAGATATCTTTCGTGCTATTTATTGCTACAACGTCAGTGGAGTCTGTTAGTTTGTTAACTTTAGATTTATAGAACCATGAACCATCATTCTGTAATTCATCAGATTGCGCGGCATTGGCAGCACCGATAAAGGTGCTCATCACTAAAAAAAATACAGATAATTTTTTCATCACTTCATCCCCTAAGGTATCGTTCGGACTAATCCTAACAGGGATCAAGCTTGCAACAAAATATGAAGATGGCATGTGACTTAGCATCACTATCCGGCAAGCGCCGCAAAAAACCCTTCCAGCCCGGCACTGCTCTCTTCCTGTTCGGGCGCATTCCACTGGAGGATCACATCATCCATGCTTACCTTAGCGCCCTGCGAGTTAAGCACGGCAGCGGAAATTTGCGCCGCCTGAATATCGCCGCGCCTATCACCGATGGGGTTGATACGGTCAAACTCGATCCACATGCGCAGCTCCCTGGCCGTCAGGGTTTGCTTCAGTTCATCAAGTGTGCGCCCCAGACGGAGCGCCAGCGTCATCAGGAAGAACGTGCCGGGCTGGCTTACGGCTTTTCCACATCGGCCGCCGAGGTAGTCAGGTCCAGCGCCTGCTTAAGAAGGCGGGCATGCACCGGGCCGTAGAACTGTTCAACCTGCGCTTTATCTTCTTCGGTAAAGACCTGTGAACCGTCTTCTTCAAGGAGCACATCGATAAACAGCACCACATCAGCACTCTTGTTACGCAATGCGCGTTCTGCTGCCGTCAGCTCTTCTGGTTCGCCTTCTCCCTGCTTCGGGTTAAGCACCTGCTGCCATTCCAGCCAAGCCTGCGCTGATGGCTCACGCAGTTTTACCCTGGCGTTTTCCCACTCCGGAACGGTGACGGTTTTTGTGCGAAAGCCTGCCATAGGTGCCAACGCGAGCGAGCGAAGTGAACTCTGTGAAAACTGTTTTCCCATTTCATTTTTTCTCAGTTTGTAATCAGGAATAGCGGCTTTCGCCGCTGTTATTAGCCTGCAGAAGGTGCCGGAACGATCGGGACGGGCTTACCTTTGATGCGCAGCGTAAACGATGCGGTCACCACCCCGGCAGTGCCCAGGCTCCAGCTGTTCTGACGAACTTCAGCCAGGAATGCATAACCGTTGCCGGATGGGAAGATCACCTGAAAAGCGTGCAACGCATCAGTGTCGTAAGCGGTGCGTAATGTGTTCTGCCCCTCTTCATCAGCAGACCAGTTCCCGGAAACCGTCATTTCACCTGGCGCGGCCAGGCCGTTTGTCATTTCCTGCTCGGTGGAACATAGCGTGGTGGTGTCGATGTCTGACTTTTGCCCACCGGTGTAGCTAAGCTCCTTGGTCGAGCAGTTGATGGATTGCCAGGTGGCGCCAGTGGGGTTTGGTTCGGTTGCAGGATTTTCCGAAATGTTAATTTTCGTACCCTGCGTTTTTTCATACTTAGAGGACATAGTGATCTCCGGATATAAAAAAGCCGCCTGGAGGCGGCAGAGTTAATATGAAGTGTGGAGTTATTGCCAGATCTGAACTTCAAGCGTGGCCCGGTAAAGCCCGGTATCCGGCTCGTAGCCGTTAATCTCGTTTAGTCCGACAGGATGCAGATCGGCCAGAGCCGCTTTAACCTGATCACGTAGCGCCCGGGCATCATCAATCGACGAGGCCCAGGCATCAACCTGAACCGTGCTTGCTGTTTCTGCCGGACCGCAGAAAACATCCTCGCTGACTGAACCCGGGAGCAGATAAATCACCCACGGCGCCGTGGTACCCTGCGGCGCAACGTACGGAAAAACATTTCCGCCTGCCAGCGCACTGAGCCGCTGATAGATGTCAGCCTCTGTCATTTCGCCAGCACCTCATCAATGGCCTGATTCATGCGGGCCAGCGCTGCCTGCGTAGCCTCTTCCTGCCGGGTATCGAATGCCGGGCGAACGAAGGGGTGCGCAGGCATATTCGATGTACCGAGTTCAACGAAGCGCCAGTAAAAAGCGTTGCGCGGATTGCTGGCCTTCATTTTGTTGTCGCTGTTGCCGGTGTCCGGGTTAACGCCCCGGATATGCACGCCGGAAGCGATTTCGCCGCGACGGCGACCCTTCTGGGTCACCACTACCACGTTTTTTTTCAGTTTCCCGGTAAGGACGGGCGCACGATCCTCTACCTCCTGTCGCAGAACTTCTGCACCAGCACGCGTGGCATCACGCAAAACCTTATTATTTTCAGCCCTGCTGAGCGTCTCCAGATCCTTTGCGATATCGGCCAGACCGGAAAAATCAAGACTCGTTGAAATCACTGTTTCACCCCCTTCTCGCAAAGCAATTCGAGCCTGGTGCCGTTCTCTGCTGAGATAGCCGACTTGATGTCATATATCTCACCGCCTCCGGTAGGCGGAAGATGAACGGCTCGCCATCCCGTGGTTACGGGAATGCCTGGATAACGACGCATCCAGATCCGGGTTGTGGTGCTGCTCAACTCTGCGCCGCCGTCCATCATCTCCCGGCCCGATACATCCGCGACTTCTGCCCGAACCGAAGCAACATCCACCCAGCCGGTTGCAGGCTGTCCGGACGGTAATCGCCCGGTTGCCGGTTTCTGAAGGATTACCCTGTGCCGCAGACGTCCCGCTTTCATAGGCCATAAATCCGGTAGGGTTGAAGGAGTGCTTCAGTAGAGAAAGCCAGCGCAGATGTCGTGCTGCCGGTGCTGACCGTTTCACGGTTGGTGTACCAGTGGGCAATCAGCATCAACATAGCCATTTCGACATCCTCGCCATAAAGCAGCGCGTCTGGATCGGCCATATAAAGCGGATCATCCGCCTTTTCATAAAGCCGGCGGCGGGTCCACGTTTCCACATACCGCGCAGCCGCCTTTATGCTGTTTTCGATCCAGTTGTCGTCCTCTGTAAAATCCGGCTCGATATTGCAGTGGTGCTTAACCTGCTCTTTGGTCAGCATGTGCGCCCCTTATTTGGCCTTGCCCTTTCCTTTCGGCTCAGGGTCTTTTTCCGGATCCGGCTTTTTGCCAGGCTCCTGAGCATAACCGCGCGCAACAAGATCACGACCGTGTTGCTCCAGCGTCTCGAACTCGGTGCCTTCGGTCAGCACGTTGCCTTCAAAGTAGATAGGCTTGATAGCGATCAGCTTCATGGCTGTCTCCTTAACGGAAAAAAGAAAAGCGGCCCGCAGGCCTCCGTTAAAGGTTACGCACCGCCACCCGCAGCCGGCGCAGTGAAGGAACCGTAGATAAACGCCTCAGGGCGCTTCACGGCCAGCGCCAGGCGCTCTTCGCAGCGAATCGAGATCATGTTTTTCTCGAAGTCGTCGGCGTTCTCGGTGGAGATTACAACGTTGGCATCTTCACGATCGAAGAGCTGTGCAGCCGCGTTGAACGCGCCGGTCAGGAACTTACCCTGGAACGCTGCCGTTTCGGTCGCCACCACCGGCAGGCCCCAGAGGGTCGGCCCGCTCAGCGCCGCCGGGTTCGCCAGGATGTAGCGACCCAGACTGTCTTTGGTGAGTTCAATCTTCGCCCAGTCGATGAAGTGCAGAACATGGCCGGACGCCGGGAAGCGCGCCAGCTGTGTCTGCAGCATCGCCAGCCGAAGCACGTCAATTCCGTTCTGTTTCTCGACTTCAAACGCGGCGCTGAAAGCGGACGCCTGCGGCACGATGCCTTTCAGATGCGCCCCGGTGCCGTCGCCAAACAGGATTTCCTGCTCTTCGACATACTTCAGGCCGTAACGCATTTCCGCATCAATCGTGGACTGCAGCTGCGCGAAGTCGTCCAGGATCTGCTTGGACGCTTTGAACATGTGCGCAATGGTGGTCACTGGCGTGATCTGGGTGGCGAACTGGATATCGCTGTACGGCTTGGTGGTGCCTTCCGGTACCACTTTTGCGGCATTGGTGAAACCCGTCTGCTGTACCCAGAAGATTGCCGGTGCAGCGGTACGGCCCGGAGCGATCAGGTCGCGGATGAACAGGCGCTGCTTCGGCGCGGTGTCGATACCCGGCAGGCGTTGCGGCTCTACCACACCGGTTGGCACGTCAGTTGATATCAGTGCAGCATTGACCGGCACGCTCACGCGCTTGCCACCCTCAACGCTGGCGGCGAACGCTTTAAGTGCTTCGCTGCTGATAACGGTCTGGCCGACGGTTTCGACCACTTTTGCTGCATTCGCCAGAGGCATCTGAGCGACCTGCTGCTCCAGCTCGCCGAGCGCGGCCTTGAGCGTCTTTTCCGCCTCTTTCAGGGCGTTAAACTCTGAGGCCATTTTGTCGACGGTTTCTTTAGTTTCTGCCGACAACTTGCCGGTTTTCTGGGCTTCTTTCAGCGCCTCTTCTGCTTTGGCGTTGAATTTGCCGGTGGCCTCTTCAATGCTGGCGCTGACTTTTTTCAGGATCTCGTTTACTTCAGACATAACATCTCCGTATTTACTGGGCAGCCGCTTTCAGGCCGCTAATGGCGGCTTCCAGACGGTCAATAGTTTCTTTTTCGATGGTAGCAGCGCTCGGCGTACCGTCAGGGGTGGCAGCAGCGCCCGGCGTGCTGCCCGATAAGGCTTTAAGCAGTTTTCGGCGTTCAGACCGTGGCGTGTTTGCTTTCGCCAGTAACGCATCAAGCTTGCGCAGCGCGGCGGCTGGGCTTTCCTCGTCGTCGGCGATTTCATCAGCAGACAGCAGGCTGTCAGCAAAGCCCTTTTCCACGGCTTCGCTGCCGCCAATATAGGTTTCACCGTCCATCATTTTGTCGACGGTGGCGGCGTCGAGGCCGCTGCGCGCCTGGTAGATATCGCTCATGGCTTTATCAAACGGCGCCATGTCAGTGGCAATCTGCGCCAGGTCGTGGCGGTTGCCCATCGCACAGACCCAGCAGTTGTGGATCATGAGGAACGCGCCGCGGCCTATCTGCACTTCATCGCCTGCCATTGCGATAATCGACGCCGCAGAGGCCGCCAGCCCCAGCACTTTCACGGTGACTTTGCCGTCGTACTCACGAAGCAGGTTGTAAATCGCCAGCCCTTCGAACATGTCGCCGCCGGGGCTGTTGATGTTGACCGTAACGTCTGCGCCATTAAGCGAACGAAGCGCACCGGCGATACGGCTCGCGGTGACGCCCTCGCCCCAGTAATCTGCGCCGATCACGTCAAAAATCGAGATACTGTTATCACCGTCGCGCGCCGCACGGATGCTACCGTTCCAGCGTTCCATCGCCGCAGCAGGCAGGTCTGGTTTTTCGCGCGCAAAAGGTCGCCCCTCCGGCGCCGCCGGAAGGCTTTTAATGGTCATGGATGCTCCTATGCCGCCTGCTTCAGCGGGGACTGTTCGAAGGGAATATCGGGGAAAACGTGACTGTGAAGCTGACGAATCGCGGCGGCCTGCGCTGCCGGGCTGTTCTTTTTAAGGTCCTCAAGCGGCGTCAGGTTCAGCTGCACCGTGTAAATATCTCCACCCTCAATGGGAGGCAGATTTTCCAGCCGGCGCACATCATTGCGTGACATCCAGCCGTTCTGCAGCGCGCTGGTATAGTAGGCGGCGCGACCTGCGCTGTCGGCACGAAGCAGCCCCTCGACAGAAAACTCGGCAAAGATATCCTCTTCACCATTCAGCAGACAGCGGGAAATCTCCTGCTCAATATTGACCAGCAGCGGGCGCAGCGTGTGGGTCAGAAACTGCAGATTCATCCCCTCCAGGCTTGATGCCCAGCTGCTCTGCTTTGAGGTATGCCCGACCATAAACGGCGGCACGCGGAACCAGCGGCAGATTTCCTCAATACCAAAAGAGCGCGTCTCCAGCATCTGGGCCGCTTCCGGATTCATCGTGACGTTCTGATATTTCAGACCGCCTTCAAGCACCATGATTTTCCCGGCATTCTTTGAACTGGTGAACTGTGCCATGTAGCTGCGCAGCCGTTCGCGTTGCTCTTTATCCAGCGGCATATCTGCTGAGAGAAAACCCGAACTCTGCAGACCGTTCTCAAATATTTTGGCAGCCGACTCTTCGACCGCCATTGCGGCACCGATCACATCGCGCCCGGAACTCAGCGGCATCATGCCGCAGACCCCGTCAAGACCGAAGCCGCGAATGTGCATCAGGTTTCTTTCCGCAATGACACGCGCAGTACCGTTCTCGGTGTAGGTGTACTCAAGCCGGCCGGTATCGAGGCGTTTAACCACCATATTCTGGGGAAGCAACGGCACCAGCGAGACCAGTTTGTTGCCGATAAACAGCTTCTCCACGAAGGCGTTTCCACGAAGACAGATACTCGCCACCAGCATCAGCATAAACCGCGATGGTGTCATCTCCAGATTCGGACGGCGACAAAGTACCTGGTAAACCTGATTCTGTTGGGCCAGCCTGCGCGAGCCGTCAGGCTGCCGCTCGTAAATCTTCAGCGGTAGCGTTGATATTGACTCGCTCAGCAGCCGGACGCAGGCCCAGACTGCTGACAGCTGGATAGCCTTATCCGCGGTGACCACCTTCCCGCTGCTGCTCGTACCGTACCATTCCTGCCAGAACGTCCCGTTGGTCAGACCGATGGGGACGCCCAGCCAGTTAAGCAGGGCGCTTTTCACCCTGCCTGGCTGCTTATTTTTCTTCATCAGAAACCTACCATGATGGGATTATCAAAGAAGCCGCTCAGATCCTGCTGGTCATTGCCACCGTTAACGAGCAGACGACTCATCGCGGTGAACAGCGCAGCCGGACCATCAATCTTGGCCTCAGGTGTCGATTTGTTGGGAAAGATGTTGTCGTTACGATCCGGCTTCACCGTGACGTTCGACATCATCCAGTTCATCACGGGGTGATTGCTGTGGTGAAACCGGCCGCCGTAAACCAGCGCCTCAACCTCTTTCATGGCCTCGGAGAAATTGCGCACCGTCTGCGGCACTTCCACAAGGGGTAAACCCTCTTCAGCAAGCGCCAGACTGAACTGCGTCGCGCTCCACGGATCGAAGCCTATTTCTTTAAGACTTTCCCCGCTGACCCACTGCTGCAGCTCTTCTTTGATCTGCGCATGATCGATAACGTCGCCATCCGTCAGGATAAGTTTGTCGAGCTCAGCCCATTTCCGGTAGAGCTCGGCCATCTGCCGCGAACATTTTTCCAGCCGCCCCTCGGGCAGCCAGAATTTAAAGTCGGCGTGAACGTGACCATCAGGCGATCGCCAGGCTTTTACCGCAGCACAGATATCAATTTTGTTCGCCAGGTCGACGCCGACCCACAGCGGGTAAGTTTTCAGCTCATGCGCCGGCGCGATAAATTCGCATTTTTCCCACTTCAGCATGTCCATCCAGGAGGACTCCGCCGTCACCCAGATATTCATATGTTTAGTGAAGAAATTAACGCGTGCTGATACCTGCTCTTTTGCTTTCTTCGCAAGGCGGCGTAAATCGTCCCAGCGCTTGCAGATCCCCAATCCGGGATTCGCCTTTTGCCAGACCGTTTCGTCGAACGGATCGTCGCCGTCGTCCAGCGTGTAGATGATGGCGAAAAAGGTATCGTCCTTAACGGCACCTTCCACCTCACTGTTAAAACCGCGTAGCACCTTAATGGCGTAATCGCGCAACTCGTAGCAGATGCCTTCTTTGTTAAAGCCCGCAGTGGTGATACCAAACAGCAGGGACTGCAGGCGCGCACCGGTCGCCGTCTCCAGAACGTCCCATACGTCACGGGTTTTATGAGCGTGCAGCTCGTCAACAATGCCGCAGTGAATATTCAGGCCGTCCAGGTTGTTAGCGTCACTGGAAAGCGGCTCAAATTTAGAGGCACTTTGCTCCTGATAGATAGCCAGCTTGTTGAACTCGAACAGGCGCCCAAGCGTCGATTTCGCTTTTTTCACCATATTTTTGGCATCTTCGAAAACGATGCGCGCCTGATCGCGGGTTGTGGCCGCAGAGTAGACCTCGGCCCCACCTTCGCCATCCGCGCCCGTCATGTACAGGCCAACCCCGGAAGAGAGTGTGGATTTGGCGTTCTTACGCGCCACCTCGTTGTAAGCAGTACGGAACCGCCGCACCATTACCGGGCGGCCGCTGCCATCATTCCGCAGCACCACCCCGCCGGTTTCCTCATCAACCAGCGGAATAACGAAACCGTAAATATTGATAAGGATGAAAACATGCCAGTCCATCAGGGCGATCGGCTGCCCGGCCTGGGCGCCTTTCACATGCGGGATGAACTTATAAAAATTCAGGATGTGCTGGGCGCGGGGCTCGCTGAAAAAAATACCCCGCGCCTCGCCGTTTTGCAGATCGTCCAGAAAACGCTGGCAGGCCAGCCGGACATATTCACAGGCAATAATCTCCCCCGCCACGACGCGCTCGGCGTAGCGAATACCATCGGCAACCTTAGCCATTAATCCCTCGCTTTCATGAACTCAGCCAGCGGATCAACCGCGTCCGGCGTTTTGGCGCTGACCTTCGACCGGCTGGCTGGCGTCATCCCAAATTCTGCCAGCATGGCGCGCAGCCGCTTCCACGCATCTGCCTTCATCATTGCTGCCGGATGCGCCTTAATCAGTACATCCCCCGTCTGCGTTTCAGTGCGGTATGTATACCCCTCGATTTCCAGCGTATCGCAGTGGTGGCGGTACTCGGTATAAGCCTCAACCAGCAATTCGAGCGCGCGGGCGTCCAGCTGCGAAATGACGCCGACAGCATCCAGCTCTTCAGCCATTCGCTTAAACCAGTACTTCGCCTGTTTGTCGAAATGCTTAGGAGTTGGGGGTACCCCTGCAGGGGGCTGTGGCTCGTTTTTATTGATCGGGCGTTTTGATGGGTTACCCCTCACCAAACGCAGATGGGTCGGGGTTTTCGGTGGTCCGGACATAATCGAAAACTCCTATTGATCATCGAGTGGGGGACCCCATAAAAAAGTTTTCTAACCTGCGGCGGTGTGAAAAAGGGTTAGGCGGCGGTCCTTAGTAGGCATGGCCCTGAACTTTCGACCCGCCCTCCCCTGTTGATGAGAATCGATATCATTACGACAGAAATGATTGCATTTGAAATCATTTGTCGATACTGATTGTCATTTGATGTTGTCATGCACCGATCTGCCGAGCTTCTTACTTGGAGGGCCGCTGTTACCGATGCGTGGGCTAAACACTTTGTTGATATCCCAGCCTGCTTTCAGTCGGTACTCAATCGGGTTGCGTGAAATGCCAAGGTACTCAGCCCATTCACTGAGACACATTGTCTTGCCATGAGCCGTGTAACGTCTGTGCGACTTATTTCTGTGGGTGGCCTTCATCTTTTCACTGCCGCGCTTCTGATTACACAAGGCGCAGCTGGCAACAAGGTTTGACTCAGCGTTATTGGTTTTGCAGTCATCGAGATGATCGACATGCATATCATCCCAGGTAACCATTGTGCCGCACCAATGGCAGCTGAAAGGGCCGTCACCATGGTGTTGGTGGTAGACGACGCGATGCTCATAGGCTCGGTTACTGTTACGGCTTAACGGGTGAGTGGGAGCATTTACCAGCACATAACCACCCGAGTGAATAAGGTTGCCTGGCTTGAGTGTGCTTAACTTTTCTGTCGAGCCATGTCGACGAACCCGCATGTAATGCTTTTCACAATACGGTGTGTTGTTGGCCCTTGTTGGCAATCCACACCCCTCAACGGAACAAGCAGGTCGCAATGCCTTAGCGCCGACGTGCGTGCGCCCTGAATCAATTAATGAATCAGTCATGCTTTCACCTGTAAGGGTCAGTTTCGGTTTAAGCGATCCCGTGCGGTTTTGGCTTTATGGCACTTGAAGCAGATCGCAACCAGATTGCTATCTTCATCGGTGCCGCCGTGTGCTTTGGGTTTGATGTGATCAACGGTAGTGGCAGGGACTGGCCTGCCGTTGCGCAGACACTCCTGGCAGATGTGCCTGTCACGTTTAAGGATGCGGGCGCGGATGATATCCCACTTACTGCCGTAGCCGCGCTGGTGGCGGCTCAGCCCTCGCTGGTGCTGCTGCCAGCCTTCATTACGGTGAGCCTCGCAGTAACCCGAACGGTCTGTAGTAGTGCCGGGACATCCGCGCTTGCGGCAAGCTCGAGGGATAGCGGATGGCATAGTGGTAGCTCCAATAAAAAAGCCACCAGCAAAACGGGTGGCTTCATGTTCATGACTGCTAAAGTTAAAGGTTTTTATTTATTCAGAAGCTGTTCAACGTTAATCAGTGCTGGTATGCCGAGGTGATTGCGCAGCTTATCAATCTGAGCAACAGTTTTCGGCCTCTCCGGTTTTGTTTCATATTGATAATAAAATTTAA